TTTTCATCCAAATTCACCTCAATTTTTGGTATATCAATAAAATATCACTTATTCGTTATCATATCCAAAAACAACAACTCATCTTTCTTCAATGTGATATCATAATCTTTCCACTTTTCCATCAACTCTCTTGTATCAAATCTATGCGGAACAATGATTGCATAGCCATGTGGAGTCTTATGCAATTCGTGATTATCCAATTCTGAATAAAAATAAATACGTCAATAAAATCTTCTACTTTTTCTTCATTGTCCACATCAAAGTCAAACAACCATTTACTCTCGTCACGATTTTGTACTTGCTGTGCAACTGAAGCTAATGTACGATTAAGCTGTGTCATACTTGGCTTGTCTCTCAGCAGACGAATAATAAATTCTTCCCTGATTTTCTCTTCGTTCCTAGAATTAACTGATCTATATAATCTTGTCTGTTCACCAGGAACTCCTTTAGTTGCAAAACTTTTAAATTCTTCAATTATTTCGTCTTCATTCTCTTTATATTCAAGAATTGTCTTATCTCGTTGCTTAAAATTTGGAATATCCTTATTATCCTTGTTACGAGAACGAATTAAATATACATATAAATTTGACATTGTATTATTCTCCTTCTAAATAACAGATTGGTACTTCTTTTGTAAGCCATACATCATTTTGAGATAAAAAGAATTTATATCCGTCATTATACATATCTTTTGCTCTAACCTTATAAATAAACGGTTCTCCATGTCTACTGCCAACATTTGTTGCTGTTTCAATATCTTTTGATAGATGGACATATAAACGACTCTTGGATATTAACCCTTGTTTATTGATTGAAGAGCAATATTTAACACCTGTTCCATGATATAAAATATCTGGTGGCATACACTCTTTCAATTCTACATCGACTTTTACAGAATGACCTTGATTTGCTCTGATAAGCGTCTTCTCTCGATTAAATGAATATCTCTGTTTAGAATCTTCTTCTACAATTTTTTCAAGCATTTTCATTGTAATTGTCTGAGTTTTATTGATTCCCTTTAATAAATCTGATACATTAGCCCAG